TGGCGATGGACCGAGTGAAGAAGTGGCTTATCCAAGCCGACCCTCACAAGTCGCACTGGTCATCGCACGACACGGATCTGTGGATCATGCTGCCAAGCGGTTGCAAGATCTGGTTTCGCAGTGCCGACGATGCAGACACCCTCTACGGTGAGGATGTGCGTGCTGCAGTCATGGACGAGGCAACACGAACAAAAGAACAAGCGTACTTTGCCGTGCGATCGACGCTGACTGCAACTCGTGGACAGTTGCGGATCATCGGCAATGTTCGAGGTCGCAAGAATTGGGTGCATCAGATGGCGCAGCGAGCGGACGGTGTCGACATTGCCTATCACAAACTTACGGCGTGGGATGCAGTCGAGGGCGGCATCCTTGAGCGTGAGGAGATCGAGTCGGCGAAGCGTGATCTGCCCGATCATGTGTTCCGAGAGTTGTATCTTGCCGAAGTTGCGGACGATGGCGGGAATCCCTTTGGCATTCCTGCGATCGGTCTATGCGTGCAGCCGCTGTCCACCGATCCAGTCGCAGCGTGGGGCGTTGACTTGGCGAAGTCGCACGACTGGACCGTTGCAGTTGGACTCGATGCGGACTATCGAGTCGCAGAGATCCACAGGTGGCAGTCGGACTGGGGACAAACCAAGCGGCGACTCATCGAGATCATCGGCGACAAGCCTGCATTGATCGACTCGACTGGCGTGGGCGATCCGATCGTCGAGGAGTTGCAACGCTCGCTGCCGTGCGTTGAGTCGTTCAAGTTCACATCGCAGAGCAAGCAGCAGATCATGGAAGGGCTTGCGGCACGAATCCAAAGTGGTGGCATAGGATTCTGTGATGGTTGGTTGCGTGATGAGTTGGAGGCGTTTGAATTTGAGTACTCTCGCAACGGAGTCAAGTACAGTGCACCATCGGGCGTACACGATGACGGCGTGTGCGCACTCGCTCTCGCCGTTCGCTTGCTTGGTACGACCGCACGAAACACGCTCGAAGTAAGGATAATTTGATGGCACTACTAGACTTCTTCCGACGACGACCCGACCTGACAACCAAAGCGGTCTACGACGATTCAAAGTTTATTCAATCATCCATCTCGATTCTCGACAATGCTGTAGGGCGTGGCAAGTTGCCACCATTCTCAATGCAGCGGAGCGTGCTCTCATTTGAATCTTGGGTGTACGCAGCGGCAATGCTCAATGCGCAGGCCGCATCGAGTGTGCCACTGCGTTTATATGTTCGCACGGATGCGCAAGGACCGCAGAAGTTCTGGCGCACTCGCAAGGTCAGTCGTGCTCGCAAGGCGTATCTACTCGGAGACAGTGAGCGCAAGCCATCGCCAAGCGTGATGAAGTCCGCAGCAACTGCAGGCGATTTCGAGGAGGTCGTTGATGCGCATCCGATCCTCGAGTTGTTGCGCAAGGCAAACCAGTACGAGGACGGCTTCTCGCAGTCGGTGATGCGGATGCTGTACATGGAACTATGCGGCAATGCGTATCTCCATGTGATCATGGACAAGGCTCTCGGCGTGCCATCGGAACTGTTCACCGTGCCTGCGCAGAATGTCACCATTCTCCCTGGCAAGACTGAACTGATCGAGGCGTATTTGTACGGCACGGATCGCAACTCGATGCAGCGGTTTGAACTCGACGAGATCATCCACTTCAAGCGACCCAACCCACGAAACTTGTACTACGGACTCGGCAAGGTGGAGGCGGCGTACGGAGCGATCCAACAGTCGCAAGCAGCGCACATTCAGGATCTGTCGTTCCTCGAGAACATGAGCCGTCCCGACTACGCAGCGATCGTCAAAGGTGGCGCAAGCGAAGCCTCGATGCGGAGGTTCGAGGAGTCGATGCGGTCGCTGCACCAAGGCACTCGCAAGAGCGGGCGCATGGTGACGATCAGCGGCGACATCCAACTCATGCCGCTGAATTTCCCGAGTAAAGATTTGACGGGTCGTGATGACATCGTCGAGGAGATCTCTGCCTGCTTCGGCGTGCCTGTCTCGATGCTGAAGGCGAACGATCCGAACCTCGCATCGGCGCAGGCGGGCTACTCGATGTGGCGTGAGACGACGATCGCTCCGATCTGCAGGATGGACGAGGAGACGCTGAACAGTCGACTGCTTCCGTTGTTCGGCATTCACGAAGATGCATACTTGGCGTACGACAATCCAGTCCCCGAGAACCGAGTCGCAGACTCTGCCGAGCGATCGGTCGCAGTTGCAGGAGGATGGCGCACGCCGAACGAAGCACGACTCGAGGAAGGCTACGAAGCACTCGAGACACCGCACGCCGACATGCTTCATGTCAACGGCTTGCCGCTCGGTGGAGTCGCTCCAGTCTCGCCGTTCGGCGCACCTGCTGCGCTGCCTGCGTACTCCGCACCTGCACCTGCACCAGTCGACGAGCCTGCGCAGTTGCCACCGACTGCAGAGGTCGAACAACCCGCAAAGGCGTTGTCTGATGTCGACACTCTGATCGATGAAGTGGCACGAGAGGAAAAGATGGCGAGCGCACGCATCAAGATCGCAGCGATGGAGGCGAAGGCGTGGGACGCAGTGCAACAACAACCAAAGATCGATGCGTTGCAGACTGAACTTGATGCGATGAAGGACCGCACGCAGTCACTCGATGAGATCGTCACGATGCTGACCGAAGCACTCGGAGACGAGGCGTGAGCGACAAGGAAAAGATCAAGGCGGCCGTCAGCAAGTTGCGCAAGCGTGATCCTCGTGTGATCGCCATCCGCAACATGATTGCGCTGGCAAAGGCGAGAGGAACACCAGGCGAAAAAGGGCTCGACGGAATGCGTGGTGCGGACGGCCTTGACGGCATCAACGGCAAGGATGGCATAGACGGAATGCGTGGTGCGGACGGCATGCACGGCGCAAAGGGACTCGACGGACTCAAGGGTGAGATCGGCGCAGTCGGTCCGCAAGGCGAAAAGGGCGAAGCCGGGATGATCTGGCGTGGCACATATCGCAACGACATCGAGTACGACATCGGCGATGTCGTGGGCGTGAGTGGCTCTGCGTATGTCTGCATCGCACCGACCAACCAAGCACCACCAGTCGGCTTTGGTTGGGAGTTGCTCGTGAGTCGTGGTGCGCAAGGAGTCCGAGGCATCAAGGGTGAAGCGGGAGCAGGTGCTGCGATCGATCTGCCTGTTTCGATTGCCAATGGAGGCACAGGAAAAACAACAGACAAAGAAGCGATAAACGCTCTCCTGCCGAGTCAGGTTGGAAAGTCTGGAAAATTTCTATCGACTGAAGGTGTCAATTTGCTTTGGGCTGATGCATCAATTCCTGCAGTGCCTAATGCGGATGAACTTACAGGATCAACGCTTGCAGCAAATGTCGTCACCTCAAGTCTGACATCTACTGGCACGCTTGCTGCACTGACGGTCACCGCACCGATCGCAGGCTCGATTACAGGCAACGCAGGAACGGCGACAAGTGCCACGACCGCAGGAACAGTCACGACGGCTGCACAACCGACGATCACATCGGTCGGAACGCTGACGAGCCTCACGACAAGCGGAGTCATCACAGGGACGAACACGACTGCATCGACATCATCAACGACAGGTGCACTTCTTATTGCAGGTGGCTTTGGTGTTGCAAAAGATTGTTTTGTCAACGGTTTAATAATTGGAACAAGAGGAGTCACGGGCGTTACAGCATTTGGCGAATCCGCACACTACACAGGCACAGGGATTTACACAACAGCAGTTGGAAACCAAGCAGGGTTTGGCAATACGGGTGCTTATGTCACAGCAATCGGAGTAAACGCTGCTTACAACAATGCAGGTGAGGGAAATACAGCAATCGGTTTAAGTTGCTTGCAAAATGGAACAGGTGCGGGAAGTACGGCAATCGGTTCAAATTGTTTGCAAAACAATACGGGCGGAAGTTCAACGGCAATTGGTGCAAACGGAGCGTTTTATAATTCAGGCGCAAATCTGACTGCAATGGGTGGCAATGTTGCCTACAACAATACAGGCGCAGATTGCACCGCAATTGGTTATAATGTCTTACGAGGCAACAACGCAGCAGGAAATACCGCAATCGGTTCGGGTGCAATGTATCCCGCCGCTGCTATTTCAGGCATCAACAATACTGCGGGTGGTCTGACCTCTCTCGACGCTTGCACCAGCGGCACTCTCAACTCTGCGTGGGGCGCAAATTCTCTTGGTGCATTGACAACGGGCGCATCGAATGTCGGCATTGGATCGACTGCGGGAAACAACCTGACCACAGGATCTGACAACACCATCGTCGGCGCAGCCGCAACTGTATCTGCAGTTGGCGATACCAACTCAATTGTCATCGGCAAGGGTGCTGTCGGACTCGGCAGCAACACGACCATCATCGGCGTGGCGGCAACGACAGAAACAAAATTGTTTGGACAACTGACGCTTGATGCGACCGCTTGCATCTCTGCATCAACTGCAACTGCGCTTGCGCTGAAGACAGTAGTTCCCGCAGGAACTGGTATCACGCCGACGATACAAATCATCTGCCCATCGGCAGCATTCACGCTGACAAACGGGACTGCAACGCAAGCAGTTTTCAACACTCCGCAGGACACGATCACGCTTCAAGCATCGACAACATATATGTTTGAGGGTCAGTATCTATTGACAACGGGCACAACTTTACATACCACAGCAATGAGTTTTGTATTGACAACCGCAACAATAACCAATTGCACTTGGTCAACGATTGCAACGGGCGTGAGTGCTTTGAATGCTTCAACCAGTGGTAGCACTACAGGAATCTTTGACTCTGTTGCGGGTGGAAATATTAACACTGGTTCTAGTGCAGCAAACACGATGATCTCCTTCAAGGGGATCATGCGAGTTAATGCAGCGGGGACGCTCGTGCCAAACATTGCATTTAGTTTTGCGCCAGGTGGCACAAACAGCACTCTTGTTGGCTCATACTTAAAATTCTATCCAATCGGTTCAAACACAATTAGCAGCGTTGGGACGGCAATCGGATAAAAACTATGCCTGAACAAATTACTCCTATCGTCATC